ATCTACATCGAAAGGGAGCCGAGCAAATGGCTGAAGTAACTTCGCCCGCCTCAAAAGTGAGCGTCGAGCAGGCTGAACACGATACCGAGGACCTTCAGTGCTCGTGCAAAGAGAACGATCGGCTGCGCGCTGCTCTTGCGTCGATCGGTGAGTACGACTGCATCAGCGGCGACTACCGACATTGCCCAGGCTGCCCGGTGTGCGACGCGAACAAGGCGCTCGGCCCTGCTGTGAGTGCTCCGCAACCGCGCGAGACGTCGGCGCGTACAGGCACCGACGCGGACTACGGCGGCGATGGGCTCGGCATCGACAGGAGCCCCCTGTGAACGAGAAGCAACTGGTGAAGCTGGAATCGCTGCGCGTCGCCGAGGAGCGCGCGGAGCGGGCCGTCGAAACCTACTTCGCGGAGCTGTACCCGGTAGGTGCCCCGATCCGCTGGCTGAAGAACGGCAACACCGTCCAGTTCGGATACGTGGTCTGGAACCAGTACGGCCGCGCTCGCGTGCGCAACCACAACACCGGCGCCGAGCTGCAAATCGACATCTACCACGTCATCCGGGGCTATCACGCCGAGCATGGACTGCCCCGGAAAACAACGGAGAGTCGCTGATGTGCACCTGCGTCGAGGCCGCGAATGCACAGCTTCGCGAGCACAACACGAAGATCGATCAGACTTTGATGATCAATCCGAAAAGCGGCGACATGAAAATGATGGTCATGGTGCCCACCGTCAAGGCCAACAGGAAGGACCGCAAGCCCGCACTGAAAGTGGCCGCGTCCTTCTGCCCCATGTGCGGCGTGCCGATCGACAACGGACCCACACGGAACGGGCGGGGTGAACAGTGAGAGCCACTATTCGGATGCGCATGTTCGCGCTGCCGAACTTCCTTCGGCCCGAGCAGATGCCGAACAGCGCTGATTTCGCTATTGACGTTGGGCACTGCTTCCCAAACGACGATGCTGCCGATGAATTCTGGATGGACTGCCGGGCCAAGTGGATCGAGCATGTTCGGCTACGTCGGGAGGCCCTGAAGCTCGGCCAGCAACCGCAGAGCGAGTCCGATGCGTAAACCCTGGCCCCCGCTCCCGCGCGATCCGAGATTTCCCAATCCGCCGAAAAGCCGCGGGCGTGCAAAGAACTCGCACAAGCGCAAAGAGCCGAAGCGCTGATGCCGATACGACCCGAAAACCTGCACCGCTACCCGAAGAACTGGCCGGCGATTCGCGCCCGCATCCTCGCGCGCGCAGGGAACAAGTGCGAACGGTGCGGCGTTGCGAATCACGCGCTGGGCGGCCGCCTATCGAGCGGTCAGTTTCTGCCGGCGATGCCCAAGGGCGAGACGCTGTTGCGTCTGGACTGGCCGAATCCAGGCGAGACGGCGTGGTGCGCGGATGGCACCTATCAGGAGCCGCTGCGCATCATCCGGATCGTTCTGACGGTTGCGCATTTGAACCACAGGCCGGAGGACTGCGAGCCCGAGAACCTGCTCGCGCTCTGTCAGAAATGCCATTTGGCGCTCGACCTCGACCATCACAAAGCGACCGCCTACCGCACGCGCCGAGAAGGTCGCGCCGCCGCGGATCTGTTCGAAGGAAACTCATGACGCACCCGATTCCGCCAGCCGCCCTGTCGCAACATATCGGCGTTTTGGGGAAGAATGGCAGCGGCAAGTCGTATGCCGTGCGCGGTGTTGTCGAGACGTTGCTCGACGAGAAGGCCCGGGTTTGCGTCATCGATCCGACGGGCGTCTGGTACGGCCTGCGGACCCTCGCCGACGGCAAGCGCGCCGGCTATCCGGTGGCAATCTTCGGCGGACCTCACGCCGACTTTCCTCTGCAGCAGCACCACGGCGAGGAGCTCGCCGAGATTCTCGGCGGATCCAACACGCCGGCGATCCTCGACGTGTCGCTGTTGCGAACCGGCGAACGGACGCGGCTGTTCACGGATTTTGCCGAAAGCCTGATGCGCAAGAACCGCGGGCCACTGCATCTGATCATCGACGAGGCGCATCTATTCGCGCCGCAGGGCCGAGTCAACGATCCGCAGTCGGGCGCGATGCTGCACGCCGCAAATAATCTGGTCAGCCTCGGCCGCTCGCGCGGGCTTCGCGTCGTGCTGATCAGTCAGCGCCCGGCGAAGGTGCACAAGGATTCCCTGACGCAGGTCGAGACGCTAATCGCGATGCGGCTGATCGCCCCGCAGGACCGCAAGGCGGTCGAGGAATGGATCAAGGACAACACCGACGCGACGCAGGCGAAAGACATCCTGTCGAGCCTGGCGACGCTGAAGACGGGGCAGGGTTGGGTATGGGCGCCGGAGATGGGAATTCTTGAGCGCGTGTCATTCCCCCGCATTCGGACCCTCGACACCGGACGCACGCCCGACGGGAGCGAGATCGCCGGGAAAGTGCTGGCGCCGATCGACAAGGACGCGATTACGGCGCGACTCAAGGTCGTCGCCCAGGAGGCCGAGGCGAACGATCCGAAGCGGCTTCGCGCGCAGATCGCCGACCTCGAGCGGCAGCTGAAGGTCAGCCCGAAGCAGTTTGCGCAGCGCTCGTTCGAGGACTACGAAGCCGGCAAGGCCGACGGCGAGCGGGCCGGATTCGCCCGGGGAATTGACGCCGGACGCGAGGCGCAGCGCGCGCTCATCTCGACGATTCGGCTCCGATTGGACGATATGCAGCAGGCGCTCGTCGAGATGATCGAGACGCCGATCGCCACGGCGCCGGTGCCCGGTAAGTTGAAATCCGGCACTGCGCCATCGACGATGATTCCGCGCAGGCAGCCAGCAGCACCGTGGGTGCCCGCGAAGGCGCGGGCGAACGGCGAATCGACGGCGGATCTGCCCCGCGGCGAGGCGGCGATTCTGCAGGCCTGCATTGAACATCCGCACGGGGTTGCTCGCGAGACGCTGACGGTGCTCGCGGGGTTCAAGAAATCTTCGCGCGACGCCTACGTACAGCGCCTGCGCGGTCGCGGGTTCGTCGACGTCGTCGGTGATAGAGTTGTCGCGACGGATGCAGGCCGGGCCGCATTGCCTGACGCCGAGCCGCTGCCGCGGGGCGCGGACCTGCAGAGGCATTGGCTGGCACGGCTGCCGGAAGGCGAACGAAAGATCCTTCAGCAGCTGCTCGAGGCGTATCCGGAGGAGGTCGAGCGCGACGCACTGACCGATGCCGTCGGGTACAAGAAATCCTCCCGTGATGCGTATCTGCAGCGGCTGAAGGCCCGGCAGCTGATCGAAACAAATCGCGGCGGGGTGCGCGCGGTCGAGACGCTATTCGCATGACGAGCGGCGCCCCAATGTCCGCGGCAGAGGGCGCGAGCTATCACGCCGCGCTCGCGCGCGTCAGCGTCGCGGCGTCGCTCGAGGAGGCACAGGCCATCGCGCACGAGGCGCTGCACGCCTGGCGGGCCGGTCCGCCGCCGGAGCCGTCCCCGTGACGCCCGCCCTGCGCGATCTGATCAACGTTCTCGCCCGCGCGGCCGTCGCACGGCAGCGGGAGCGGTTGCCGGCCGCGGCCGAACTGGGTAAGACTCGCCCGGTTTCACCCGCTCCCCCTCCGACTTCAGGTTCTGGATCTTGACCGCATCGACTGCCCCACAGCCGAAAACCGCTGCTGACCTCCTCGCGCTGCCCGTGCGCGGAGAGTTCGGACAACGCGAAATCCTGCTCGGCGGCAAGCGAGTGATCATTCCGGTCGCGCCGCAGCCGGCGCTCGCTTTCTACACCGAACCGGACACGGTTTTCTGCGCAACCGACGCGCAGGGCGAGGGATGGATTCTGTCGATGGACGCCGACGGCTTGCACCGCCGCCGCGCATGACGGTCGCCCGCATCTACGCCCGGTTCTCGACCGAGCGGCAGGACATCACATCGATTGCCGATCAGCTGCGCGTCTGCCGTGCGCACGCCGTCGCCCAGGGCTGGCGCATCGCGGCCGAGTACAGCGACGAGGCGATCAGCGGCGCCGCCTTGGGGAACCGCCCAGGCGCACAGGCGGCGCTGCGCGACCTACAGCACGGCGAGGCGCTGCTCGTGAACGACCTCACCCGCTTGGCGCGCTCGCAGGATCTCGGGCCGATGATCGCGCGGCTTCGCTTCCGCGGCGTGCGGGTGATCGGTGCGCAGGACGGTTTCGACTCGACCTCGAGAACAGCCGGGATGCAGGCGGGCCTCTCCGGCATCATGTCCGAGGAATTCCGCCGGCAGATCGCGGACCGCACGCATTCATCCGCCGTCACCCGGGCCCGCACCGGCGGGAAGATCGGCGGCAAGGTGTACGAGGATCCCGCCATCGTTCGCGAGATCTTCGAACGGTTCGACCGTGGCGAAGGCCTGCGGGCGATTGCAGGGGATCTGAACGCCCGCGGCGTCCCCTCGCCCGGTGCCACGTGGAACAGGGAGCAGCGGCGCAGCGACGGCCGCTGGATCGTGTCGGCGCTGCACGCGATGCTGAAGAACGAGCGATACGCGGGCCGCGAGGTCTGGAACCGCTCGCAATGGTTCCGGCATCCGGACACCGGCGTTCGGCATCGGCGGATGCGCCCGCCCGAGGAATGGATCGTGCGGGAGTGTCCCGCGCTGATCGATCGCGACCTGTTCGAGCGCGTGCAGACGCGGATGCGCGCGCGTGGCCGCGCCGGCGGCGGTCCGGGCGGCGGACCGAAGTATCTGCTGTCTGGCCTGCTGACGTGCGCCCTGTGCGGCTCGCGGATGATCGTCAGCGGCGGCAGCCAGCATCGCTACGTCTGCGGCCTGCGCCACGGCGGCGGCGCGGCGGCGTGCGCGAACGGGATCGGTGTCCCGCGTCGCCTGGCCGAGTCGCTGATCCTGCAACCGGTGATCGAGCAGCTGCTCTCGCCCGAGGCCGAAACCGAAGGCGTCAAGGCGCTGGCAGAACATAACGCCGCGCCGGTCGGTGCCCAACCGGAGGAAGTTGCGGTAATCGAGCGATTGGTTCGCGAGGGGATATTGTCGCGCGAAACCGCTGCGCCATCGCTCGCAGAAGCCCGTAGGAAGGCGCTACAGCGGGCCGCGGAGTCGCCACGGTATGTCTTCACCGCCACCGGGCGCGCCGCTTGGCGGGCAGCGGTGCGCGACCTGACAACGATCTTGCAGGGTGAGGACGTTGCAGCCGCGCGGGCGGCGTTGCATGATTTGCTCGGAACGGTCATCTGCCGGCCTGCGCCGACAGGGGACCATCTGATCGCGGAGCTCACGGCGTGCAGTGTGATGCTGCAAACCGGCTCCGGTAGATGGATTGGTAGCGGGGGCCTGATCGCAATCCATCTACTGAAACCGCCACCCGATGACGGGCCCCGGAAGGTTCTGCGGTGGAAACGTCGTTCGACCGTCTGAAGTCTCTCGCCGAGCTCGCGCTCTACGTGGTCCCGATCATCGGCATCGCTGCGGCGATGGTGCGTGCCTGGCTGCACGACCGGCGATAGGATCGCGCCCCGATGGCAAAAGCACCGCGCGAAATGATCGTCCCGCCCGGCGGGGAGAAGCCACCTCCGGGACGCACGAAGCCGATCCCGCAGGTTCGAAAGGGAAAGCGGGCCGGCAAGAAACGTAAACGCGCACCGTGAGCCGCTGACGGTTCGCGTCGGGACCTCAGGCTGTCGGTCCTCAATGGGCGGCCGCTGGAGTGCCGGACGGTGCCCGCCGACCCTCCATCCCTTGCGCGCAGTCTACCGTCGCGCCGGCCCTTTGCTGGCCGCGAACCATGCCGCGCAATCGGCCAGCCGGGCGTCGCGTTCCCTGATCGCGACCGAGTCGAGCGCCTTGCACTGGAGCTCGAGGCCGGCTTTCTCCGGCGGGCTCGCGGTGTCCCACCACGCGGGCAGCAGGCACGGCGCGGCGACCGCCGGCGGCGTCAGGCACAGCGCCGGCGGCGGGCGCTCGACAGTCGCGCTACCGGACAGCACCTTGCACCCTGATAGGCCGCAGATCGCCCCCAGGATGACGAGCACCGCGCGAGTCACGGGGTTCCCCCGGTCGCCGCGGCGTTGTACCGCAGGCGGTAGTCGGGCGAGCGGTCCGTGCACGGCACGGCCGGCTGACCCGGCGCTGCGGGCGGCAACTGCACGACGAGGGATTTCGGGTCCGGCTGCGGGCGCGAGAGTGCGGCTGTCGCGGCGGTGAGGATCGCAGCGCGGTCGTTGAGGCCGGCGCTGTACCGGTCGTCGGCGTTCTGCTTCTCGCGGTTCGCCTTGTCGATGGCTTCCTGCGCTTCGGCCCGAGCGTTGTCCTCGCCGAGGTCGTAGGCCTTCCAGCCGACGCCGCCGAGCAGCAGGACGCCTGCGATCAGATATACGGCGATCACGAGGTCGCCTCCGGCGCGGGGGCGTCGATGCGAGTCGTCGTCGTGACCTGCGCTTGCGCCTGTCCCGGCGGCGGCGTCGGGAGGTTCTGCAGCAACTGTCGCAGGTTCATGTAGTACTGATCCCAATTGCGGGCGCTCGCGTTGTAGATCGAGAAGATCGGCGCCGAGAAGCCGGTGACTGCTCCGATCACGAGCGTGCAGAACGCGGTGACTTCGGTCGACCGCGCTGCAGGCTCCAGATCGAAATAGAACTGCATAATCCGGCCGACGAAGTAGACGACCCATAGGCCATACCCGACGAGCATGAAGCGCGGAAAGATGCGCAGCGCGTCGATCGCTTCGGCCCATCGCATTTCCCTCGGCGGCGTGGCCAGTGCCGACCAGTCCGGGAACCCGGCATTCTTGCGTGTCATGCGGCGGCCTCCTGCGCAGCTTCAGCCCGACGGATCTCGAGCGTGTGTTCTTCGTTCCCCAGGATGGAGCGCACGCGCGCGAGCGCATCCTGAGACTTGTAGATCCAGGGTTTGTCGAGCTCGCGGCCGTGACGCAGGCCGACGAGAATGCAGGCCTCGGTATCCGCCAGGCTGTTGCCGGCGTGGATCAGGACGGCGAAGTGCGCGACTTCACCCGGCGGAATGTCCGCCTGTTGGTGATAGACGCGCAGCTGCGGATTGACGAGCGCCCAAGTGTCTTTCCAGTGCGCGCCATCGTGCCGGACGAGTCGATAGGTGCCCTCCGGAACGCACGACTGCACGCGCTGTCCGCTGAACTGGTACGCCTCCGGGCGCCACGGCTCCTCGAGCGTTGCGATTCGTTCCACCCCGAGCGTAAGCCAGCCCAGTGTCGCATCGGCCTGATGCGATAGGCGGTCGAGCGTGACGTTCATCGGAAGGAACTCCCTGGCGCGGTCTGATGCGAGGGCTCGCCGCTATGCGGGGCGACGAGTTGATGATTATTGTTGAGCGCCGCAACGACGGCGGATGCGGCCTCGACGGCGAGAGAGCGCGATTGCTGTGAGGCGATTGCGACATTCAACTGGTCGACGTTCTTCTCAACGACGCCGAACTTCGTTTTAAGTTCGGTGGATTGCAGTTCCATTCGGTGCATAGAGTCGCGCACGTCGTGCCGCGTCTTCGATGCGCGTCCCTCGTTCTCTTTGATGCTGCGCTTGATGTCGACGAGGATCCACGCGCCGAGCGTGGTGAGCAGTGTCCAGACCGAGCCGAATATGGCGATCGCCCAGATGGCAGGAATTGAGCCGGGATCACCCATCGTTTTCCTCCTCTTTGAATCGACGACGCATCGCGATTCGCACCATCAGATAGATCGAGACGACGAGCATCACTGCGGACATTCCGAGCAGCACCTTCGTTCCGTCGTTCATGACTTGAATCATCCAATCCGTTACAGAAAGAAGAACAGTTGATGCGCTGCGCCGGTGTCTTCTTTCGACAGCACCTCAAGCGCCAATTGCGTGAGTTGCAGTTTGAGCGCATTCGCACTCAACACCTCGACCGCGACCTGCGTCGTCTGCATCTTCAGCGCGTTCGCGGACAGCACCTCGACCGCTTCCTGCGTAATGATCGCATTCGGCGAGACGTGCGAGAGGACCTCGGCCGCTTCCTGCGTCTCGCGTGCATTGGTCGCAATCGCGGTCGACGGGATCGCAAGCGTCGTTGCGACCCAGACCTGCGAGGTATTCGTGAAGGTCGCCGGGTTGTCGCTCGTCGCGTTCGCGGTCTTCTCGGCGAGCGAGAGAAATATGCTCGAGGAGGACGTCGTCGTAAGTGAGCTATAGCCGGCCGGCGCGCCGCTCGCGACCGCACTCGCGCCGGCAAGCACCGCGAGAAATAGCGTGTCCTGCGCGGCGCCGGATTGCGTGACGTTCGGCGGATCGCCATTCGTCGACGTGGCGGTCGCAACCGCCGCAGCGGTGAGCGAGGAGCCGTGTCCGGTGATCAGGTACGCCTCGGCGCACAGGCGCACGCTCGTCGTCGTGATCAACTGCAGCGCGTCGGACCCTTCCGCGACTTTCCAGAACACCGCCAGGCGCGGGCCCGAGCCGTTGGCGCCCGTCAGGTCGACGTGCCACTTCTTTCCCGAGATCGCCGTATCGACAAGGATCGCGCCCGGGTTTCCAGCGGCCGCGACGACGACGATCAGTTGCCCGGCGGACGGGCTGCCGAGACTGATCGCGCGCGTGCTAAGGGCGCCCGCATCCGTGGTCGCCGTGCGCGTGGCAACTGCCGGAAACGCCATGTTAGGCGACCAGCTTCACGCCGAATTCTGCTGCGTTAAGGTTCGTCTTTGTCCAGGCTGCCGCCGTGTTCGGATCGTTCTCGATGATCTCCATGAGGTCAGAATAGGAGACGGCCGAGAGCGCCTGCGTCGCGCCGTCGGTGTCCGTCCCGCCAGAACGCACGACACTGCAGACCGAGCGCGTGCCGGCGTCGTCCTTCTTCGCGATCATGTTGACCTGCACCCCATAGATCGCCGATGGCGTGTGCGTGATGTCCGCGTAAGCGTAAGTATCTTTGTGATTGACCGTGGAATCCTGCACGTAGTCGGTGTCGCCGTTCTGCGAGGCCTCGTCGACGCACTGATAGTTCGAACCGGTTGAAGGCGTGAACTGCGTCGTGTTGCCCGCCCCGCTCGGCAGCACGGTGTCGATCCGAACGTCGCCGAGGAAATCGTTATTCGGCGCAGATCCGCTCGTGTCGAGATAGTAGAAATCGTCGATGCGCACCGTTGTCGAGTTGATTCCCTGCGAGGACTGGTTCGCGGCGCGGGCATTGAAGTAAATGCCGTTCGTCGTGTTGTTCGCGGTGCTGCGCGTGTTTTGCCCTGTCGCGGCGAGCCAGCCGGTCGAGGTGCCGTTGACGCGAAACTCGTAGGTGCCAGTCGTGTTGTTGATCAACACCTTGGCTTCGCAGTAGTACCAAGTTCCCGCCGACATCGAATTCGAGCTCGTGGCGACGAGCGTCGTTCCGCGGTAGAAACTCACGGTGCCGTCGGCATTGAAGCGGAAACCGCACTGATCCGCGCCCGCGTCGCCGAAATACACGAGGTACCCCTGCGACGGCGTGCCCGTGTACTTCAAGGCAAAACCGACGACGGCCGTCGCCACGGCTGCGATCGTCTTCTGCACGTACTTGCTGGAGCCTGCGTCCAGCGCGAGAGCACCGGACCCTCGGCGGCCACCGGTCGCGTCAATCGCGATGCTCACGCCGATCGAATTCCACTTCAGCGTTAGATCCGCCGTGGCGTAGTGATCGAAACCGTCAATGAACTTGAGCGCCATTAGAGTGTCCTCGAGGCTTTGATCGTGAAACCGACGTCGGCAAGCGTTGCGTCCTGCGAAGTCGGCGCGATGATCGTCAGGCGGTCGCCGGCGACAAGCGTCGCGCCTGCGGCCGACGTGAGCGCCGGATGCGTGCTACCGGATCCGAAGGCAATCGTTCCGAACGAAACACCGTTCTTGTACAGGGTGAACGTCGCGGTGCTCGTGGCGAGCGTGCCGCTGTAACCGTCGGTGCCTGGAAGGCCGGCAGCAATCGCCATCGGGAACGGAACGATGATGTGATAGGCCGCCGCCGCGCCGGGCTTGCCCGGAATCGATATCGGGATGCCCATCTGCCGCAGCGTCTGCGCGTGCACCTCGGCGTCGTAGCCGCGCTGGTCCGCGTCATCCGCGCGCTCGTAGAGCTCGTCGAGCGCATCCCCCACCGTCTCGACGCCGGACTCGGGCCCCGGGCTTGCGGCCGAGAGGTAGTCGGTTGCATAGGCATCCGCGCCGCTCGGCAGCGTGAGCAGTTCCCAAACCGGCGGGCTGTCATTCGACAGGCGGTAATACGCGTCGACGTCCTCGATCCAGGCAATCCAGCCGGGGAGCGGCGTCAGGAAGTACCAGCCCGAGGCGTAATAGGCGACCTCTCCCTCGTGCAGCACCCATTCGGGAATAGCCGTTCCGGTGGGCACGATCCACGCATCGCCATCGACCGAGACGAACGGCGAATCGGTCGGGTCGGACAGCGACTTGACCGTCAGTTGGCCGAGCACCTCAAGTGCGCGGATCGCTTCATTGAAGATCAGATGCGGCTGCGACTGCGCGGCGATCATCTCGTCAAGGCCTGCGCGGGGTGTGGTCATAGCGTGATCTCTCCGGGTGTCCCGCGGCCGACGACGGCCGAGAGCTGATAGACGCGAATCGGGATGGCATCGCCCGGCGAGTAGCCGTCCGAGGCGATCTGCGCGGCGGTATAGGTGACGTGTTGCACGGTGCTTGTGAGCGTGCGCAGGACCGGCTGCGGACTGCCGGCCTCAAGGATGTCGACTTCATACGCTTCAGTTTCTTCCGAGAGCGGGATGTCTGCGCCGTCGCGCAGTTCCTGCCCGAGACGACCGCGGCGAATCCACGTAATCAGAAGATCCCCGTTGTCCTGCCAGGCGCCAGCGATGTGCACGGGCGAGAACGTCTCTAGCGCCAAGCCTGCGCCGGCGAATTCGAGATCCTCGGCTGCCGCGACGCTCGTTCCGATCGATACCGCCCGATAGATGCGCGTCGCGCCGATCTCCGAGGTCTGCAGCGGTAGGCGGGCGATGCCGCCGGCGGACAGCAGGACGACCTGATCGCCCGCTTCGCTCGTCCCCATCACGTGCTCGGTGCCGCGACGGCCGCGCAGCAGCGCGGAGAGGCGATAGATGTTCGCGCCGATGAGCTCGGCCTGCGCGAACTGCAGGATCTCCCACCGGCCCGGCGCCCCGACCGCGACCGCATTCGCGCCGGCGAGGACCGCACCGGTGCTGCGACTCTCGAACGCCCCGGCGAGCATCTGCACGGTCAGGACATTGACGCCATCCCATATGGTCGAGGGGCCGGCCTGCGCCGCGTCGACCAGTTCCCCGATCACCGCTTCGGTCATGATCGAGCCGACCTGCGCGAAGGTTGCGCCGTCGTCGACGGAACGGTGAATGACGACGCCGGTCCACGTGCGCGCCGGATTCTCGCGATACGCCGCAGCGTAGATTCCCGCGTCGTCGTCCTCGTCCCGCAGCGCCGGCAGGTCTAGCAGCACCAGCACCGACGGGCCGCGCAGGATGATTTGCGGCGGCGGCAGTTGCGGGTCGGCCGCGATGGCCGTCGACACCGATGCGAGCGCGTCATCGCGGCGCAGCTGCAGTTTACGAATCAGGCCTGCCGTGTCGTCGAACGCCTCTATTCGGCAGCGGTAGAGACGACCATCGACCGGCAGATCGACGCAGTCGGCCGCATCAAGGCGACTGAACGAGGCGTCGATCGCGGTTGCGTGTTCGTAGCGGCCCGCCCAGGAGTCGACCCAAAGGGTTTCAGCCGCGCGCTTGGCGAGCGTCCCGGAGATCGCGATCGGAACATCGATCACCGGTTCGTTCACGCTCTGGCCGGAGTTGCGCGAAGGCGAGGACTGCTGGCCGGGCTCGTAGTCGCGCGCCGGTGAGATGTACCGCAGCCAGATTCGGCGCGGCAGGTCGACATCCTGCGCCTTCTTCGTCGTGACGAGCGGCGGCGCGCTCTCCCCGTCCATGTGCGCGCCCAAGTCCGTCTCGACGAGCGTTGCGACGATCGCCTTCCCGCGAGTCGGGAACTTCAGGATTCCCATCGATTCGACCGAATCGAAGAACCCGACTTGTCGCAGCGGCTCGATCGCGCCGCGGCCCGGCATCGGTCGGGTTACTGCGTAGCCGAGCACGAGCTTATCCTCGAGATCCACGACGTCGATGTCGTCGGTTGGGTCGACCCCGACGCGCGTCGCGACGTCGCGAATGATGTCGGCGATCGACACCGGCTGCGGGTCGGCCGTGGTCGTCGAGTACTCAGTGCGCAGCCCGACATTGTTGAACCACAGGTCATAGAGCGCCGGCGTCGATGCCGTGGCGACAACCTGGCTACTCTTCAGCGCGAGCGTATCGCCATCCAGGCGCAGCAACCGGACGACGTTCGTCGCCGAAACGAGCGTGATCCACAGGTCATCATCGGCGAAGACGAACCCGTAAACAGCCGTGAATTGCGACACGCCGAGTTCGGTCGCGGCGATCTGCGCGACCTCCGTGACATCGCTGATTCGAAACTTCCGCACGCCGCGGTCGTCCAGACTGCCGGAATGCGCGCCGGAGACGTCGACGAGGTAGAAATAGCCGCCTTGCCAGTCGATCACGATCTCTTGACTGTCCGCCTGCGCGAGTGCTGCGCCGGCCAGATAGGTGACGGTCGTGATCACCGGCGAGACGCCGCTCAGATCGATCAGCCGCGGGCCGACCGACGGATGACTGATCAGGATCTGTTTCGTTGCGCCGTTGGCCCCCCACGGTCCGAAGAGGCTCGGCAGACCGTTCGTGACGGCGCCGGAATCCACCCGAGTCAGCGTGTAGGTGCCGTCGGTCGCATCAATCGTTGCCGCCTGCGCGAACCCGCCGGCGGTGACCAGGCGATAGATTTTGCCGTCGACGATCTGCTCGTTCGATGCGTGGTTCTTCGCGTAATTGACCGGGTCGAGGTCGCTTGCGCTTTGCGTGTGCCAGATGACGGCCGCGGTGTCCGGGTCGACCTTGACGATGTGCGTTATCAGGTCGTCGTCGAGGAAGTCGATCACGAGCGCGTCGTCATCCTGATCACGCACGAGCGCGCCCATGATGTACGTCGATGACGCCGGCGCGAGCGCCGCGAGGGTGAGTGTGCCGACGGTCGTGCGCGTGACGACCGGCGGATCGATGTCCGGATCGTCCGGTTCGGTGACGTCGAACCGATCGATCCGGATCGTGTTGACCGCGGGCCCATAGAGCGCGGCGTAGCCGATCGCAAGTTTCGAATTGACCGCTTGCACCGGGCCGCTGCAGACGCGCGCGCTCGGGTAGGTGACGTCGATATAGGAATAGATGCGCGTCGGACCGGTCATCTCCGTCGGGACGGGGTACGTGGTGAAGACTTCAAGTCGCCCGCTTTGCCCGGCCCCGAACAGATAGCCGTTCGCCGACTCGATCACGTCCGCGCCGGTGCCGATCTCAAAGCGGAAATTCGGATGCCGGCGGCCCTGATCGTCGCGCAGTTGCCGCCGCGGATAGACGATATACGCAAGGCCGAGATAGGCCGGCGTCGCATCGACGCCCTTCACCGCTTCGATGGTCGGGTCCGGATCTTGATCCTCAGTCCCGAGGTGCAGCGTAAAGGTCTGCGCGTACTCGGCCGAGGTTGCCAGGCGCGCGGCGAATTGATCCTCCGTCTCGTAGGACTGGCGCGGGCGCACGTCGTACTTGAGCTCGCCATTTTCCCAGATGCGCAGCAGGCCCGCGATCGGTCCCTCGCCCAAGCCGAGCGCAATCGACTGGTAATACTGATACGTGGTGTTCGACTGTTCCGGCCCGCCCTTTCCGCCGAGCGTCTCGCTCGTGCTGGCTTCCTCGACGCAATCGATCCATATGACCGTTCCCGGGACCGCAATCGTCCCGTAAGGGATGACGATCGGATCACCGACCTGCGCGGTCGTCGTGCGCAGATCCTCGAGGCGCGGACCGAAGACATGCGGGAGTTGCGTCGGGAACAGGAGCGAACCTGCCAGCAATCCCGCCTGGAACCCGTAGGCCGCGCCGAGCGGACTTCCGCCAGTGATGACAAAGCCGATCGTCGCGCCGGCGATTGCTGAAAGACCCTGGCCAGCGTTACTCATAGGTAACGCCCGGCAGCCGCCACAGACTCACGGTGTTGCGGATCCACTCCCCGACGTAGCCGTGCTCAATCACGCCGCGACGGCCCTGATAGGCGTGGATCATCGTCGGGCCAGTGCAGAGGGCGACGTGCTGTTCGAGTTTGACCTGCGGCCAGCGAATGACGATGAGCACGCCGGCCGAAGCCCTATCGGCCGGCGTGCAGTAACGTTCGATTTCGCGCAGGAGTTCGCCGTTCGGTCGACGACCATAGGTGCGCACGTCTCGAAAGTGCACCGGCAGGGCGTCACATTCGGCGAGGTTTGCGATCTGCAGGCCGATGCAGTCGACGCCGTGCCGCGACCGGCCCTGATGCACGAACGGGACGCCGAGCCAGGTGCGGGCGTTGCGCACGAGTTGCGCGGCGGTGATCACGCCTCGAGTTCCAAATAGCGGGTCGGAACGGTCGTCTTCATCGTCGTCCCCTGCGCGACGTAGGCGGCCTGCAGCTGCGCCTTCGACGAGTTGACCCAAGGATTGCCCGGCGAGCGGCCGAAGATCGCGTAGTTCGCCGCCCAGTCGGTCGGGGATTTCGCAAGCCGAATGAGCTCGGAGGCGGTGATCGAAAACCCGCCGTTGATGTGCCCGACCGATTCGTTGTAGACGAGGACCGGCAGTTTCGGTCGGTAGTCAATGCCGCCGCGGATGCCGCGCAGGACGTCATCCATCATCGTGTATTCGGTCATCGAATCGGTTCCGGCGCCAAGGCCCACCGCTTCGGTGAGGCACGTCTGCGCCAGGGCGATCATGTTCGCCTGCGTTCCCCAGTTCGCGCGGCTGTGCACGAGCTTGCGCGGGAACGCCGCCCGCGCCTGGGAAAGGAACGCGCGGTACTGCGAGATATAGGCGTTGTCCCAGGCTTCCTGGCCGGCGGCTTCCTGCGTCGGATAACGCATGTTGTAGGACGTCTCGACGAACGAGACGCCGAGGCAGTTCGGGTGATCCTTGACCTTGATCCCGGACCCCGGCACGAGGCTATTCGCGAAGGCGTTGATCATGTCCGCATACGCCTGCCGCACGGCCGGGCGGTTGAAGCAGGAGATCGTGCCGCCGAACTCGACGCCGAACAGAATGTCGAGCGCCCCGCCGTAGACATTCGCGCCGCTGCGGTCGTTCAGATACGGCGGATACCAGCCCTCCGAGAACGCCTGCGCGGCGGTCTGAAACGGCACCGCCTCCCATCGCATATAGAACAGGATCTGACGGCTCGGGCTGGACGCCGCGGCATCGGCGAGCAGTTGATGCTGTGCACGGAAGTCGTACTGCCCGCGGGCGAGCTCGTTCGTGCCCCAGGCGACTTGTGCGCAGTAGATCTCGACGTAACTCGGCCGGCTCTTGAAGTCGACCCAATCGACCCACGCCCCGAGCGTGCCCGGGCTGACGTTCGCATAGCCGCGATACGCAGGCCCGAACGCGCGCGCCGTCTCGTCGCTCTCAAAGCCGAGGGCGAAGTGTCGCGGGAACTCGCCCGGCGCGGCCGGCGGCCCTTCGGGCACGTCCTCGCCCGGCTCCACAACCGGCGGCGGCAGCGTGTCCGGGTAGGTCGGTGGCGGTGTGTCCTCGGGCGGCGCGCTGTCCGGATCCTGCGACTCGTCGACGGCCTCAATCGGCGCATCGCAGGCAAGGTTCGCCGCGTTGCCCGCCATGATCGACAGCGCGCCCGGGATGAAGACGCCGAAGCCACGGAACCGCCGCGCGTTGCGGTAGACGTCCCGACACGTCGGCAGCGTGCGATTGCAACCGGGCGAGAGCGTTGCGGCATCCCCGATCACCGCATCGGCCGGCAGTTCGTCGTAGAGTTCGACGTGCACCGCCCCGCCGCTTTGCGAATACAGCTTCACCTCGCGGGTAAAGCCGTCGTTGTCTCCGGAGGTGAACTCAAGCAAACCGCCCGGAATGGAAAAGGCGCCCGCGAGTCCTTCGGCGTAGGTGAACGACACGTTCTTGCGGTCCGTGACCGATGCGACGGTCAACGAGAGGGCAATCGCCGCGACATCGAACCCGCAGCGCGTGTCGCCGAAGCGCACGACGTTGCAACTCTCCCCGTAGGTCGAGCCGATCTGCTGCGCGAACATTTGCGCAAGGCCGCGGATCTCGGTCGTGTATTTGCCGTCGCTGTCGCGGGAGATCTCGCCCAGATACCCGGAGCGCTTGACGTCCTGGCCGGCGTTCGGCGCCCGCCAGTTGCAATCGAAAACGATGACGCGCGCCCGGTCGAGCACGCCGGACTCGATCTCTTCGACCGTGATGTCGAACCGCGCCTCATCCTCGAACGCGCCGTCGACGTCCATATTGTCGACCGAGAGATCCGCCGAGGAGCGGATCTGCGAGCCGTTGATATTCGCCTGTGCGCGGTAGATGCCGGCAAGGCTCACCGCAAGGCCGACGGTGTCGGTCACGATCTCGATATCGCAATCATGGGTCGTCCCGCGCACGATCTCGCCGGTCGACTTCTCCACGAGCCAGCACGTTGCAAGGCTGTGCACCTTGCCCGCGTAGTGCGCGGCGAGGCCCGCGGGAAGCGTCTTCATTCGTCGCGATCCTCAGATATCGCCAGAGTTACGTTCGAGATCGCGCGCTCAGTCAGTTCGATGTCGAGGTCACAGTCGAATCGGCAGTAGACGTCGAATTCCCCGCCCCAGGTCGCGGGCGTGCCGACGAACGACACTCCAGGCGTGAGCACGCCGGTGGCCTCGTCGAGCGTCCAACGCGACGCGGCCTGCTCGACGCCGAGGTGATTCGCGATGCGGATCGTCGAGCCCACAGGGCGGGTGATCAGCCGGTCGCGCGTATAGGCGCCACTGCCGTAGCGCTTGAGGAGTTGATAGCCGACCGGGGAATCGTCGTTCGCCTCGAGCGGCGCGTCGGTCGGGGTGACGCTCGCGTGCGTGCGACAGGACTTGTAATCGCGGTAATCCTTGTACCGGAAGTTCAATTCGCGGCCGCCCATCGCGTGATAGAAATCGAGCACCGCCTGAATCACCTCTTCCTCGCGGTTGCCCAAGGGCTCGGAGGTATAGCGGTGCAGCGCGTAACGCCAGCGCGCATTTCGCCGTTCGCGGCCGCCTTCGCGCGGGATGACGCGCACGTCATAGCGTGGCCCGCCGGTCATGCCGAACGTTGGGCACTCGGGAAAGACGGCGATCGGGTCTGCAGTGATCATCCGTTGCGCCTCTGGCCGCGCGCGGCGCCGCGCGCCGCATCGTTGCCGACCTGCAATGCGGTCTGCCGCGTGTAGCCTTGATCCGGCGGCAGGTTGAAGGTCATCGATATGGGACCGCCGCCGCCCGCGTGCGCGCCCGCCGGGACAAAGGTCCCCGGGCGGTCCGGCACGAAAAGTTCCGGCTGTGCGCCGGTGCCGATGTAGTACGGC